ATATCAATGCCAGCACCATATCTGGTATTAGTCATGTAATCATAAAGCACGTCACCTGCGTCTGTCATGTTGTTTTCTAACACAAAAATCCAATCACCAAAGTCTGTAAGATTCTTTTCTTTACTGTAATTAATGCTGACTATGGCAAATACCAAATCATTCATTTCTTGAGTGCCAGCACTCCAATTAACCATAGCTTGATAAGCAGTATAGGTGTTAGGATTTGTATAACCATTTGGCAACACTGGACTGGTGCTGTTACCACTGTAGCAATAGACTTGTATAAGCCCTGCAATATCGTAATTAATTGTGCCTGTTTCATCAACGCTGGCAGCAACTTCATAACCAGCAGTTGCACCACTGCTATAGAAGATTAATCGTTCGTTGTTACGATAAATTTCCATAAAACGTATTTGACTAGGAGCACCTTGTCCTAGATTAAGATTACCAGTTTGTTCGCAAAGTGTTACACAAAAATCCATGCTTTGATTATTGTTATACATGGCTGCATCTGTGATTATGCCACCTAGTCCTGCACGTCCATATACCACAGGTATTTTTTGATCTGGGCTAGGATCTACTTGCACACGCACACCTTTATCTGTAGTTGGTGTTGATGCACTTACAGTATTAGTATCACGTTGATTTTCTCTATTGACGCTGTCCTGCACTTGATTAAGTGTATAGCCCGCAATGGCAGTTCTAGCTAGATTAGCACCTGCCGAATTACCTGTTAGCCAACCTAGGGCACTGGAACCAAAATCAATAATGTCATTTAACCAACTCATTCTGTTGCTCCAAAGTTCCAATAGGCACCAACTAGTCCAGGCACACGATCAAAACAAGTATCACTAGCATAATAGAATTTTTGATCTTCTGGATTAGTTCTACGTCCTTTGCTGGTATTTGCCAAGACACCCATTAAACCTGTGCATTCTATGGTTATGGTATTTGTGCCTGAACGTGTTTCAGGTGTTAATTCTTCTGTGAGACTGTAGTTATTGACAAAGCCAGTAAAGCGTCCAGCTGGATTGCCTGCTATGGCTAATGGTTGTCTAGTTACAGCATCAAAGAATGTTCTATAGATATAAACACGACTGCCTTTAATTCTGCTGTTCATAATATCTGTTAGACTGGCATTTGGTATACCACTTATGGTAATTGTAACTTGACTGTCTGTGCTTTTTAGATCACTGGCACTGGCTGAAACACCCATAAGCTCACCTAGTCCAACATAAGTATCTGGACCTAGAGTTACTGTATCAGTATTGTCACTGAATAGCAATGTTGAGGAAGTATAGGTTAATACTATCTTGACAAACAAATTGCTTTGGACTGTGCGGTATGAACTTAGATCTGGCGTAGGCATTATATAATCTCTAAAAATATAAAAGGTCCGCTCCAACTAACTTGATTTCGTGCAAAGATAGTCCATTGAGGGAATTCAATACAGCGCACAGTCCAACTGGCATCGCTGCCAGGAGCAGTATTACCATAATACCATGGAAATTTAACATAAGGTATTGATATTGTAGCAGTAGTTATTTTATCTAATGCTTCAGCAGCAGTAATATCGGTCCGTATCTCAGTCCAAGGTATACCATCTGGCAATTTTACTTCAAATCTAAATGGCGGCAATCCTCTACTGACTACACGCACATTGCCATCTCTAGCGGTTGTTGTTGCAGTTGTTATTCTGCGATTAATGCTGAGTGATTCAGCACGATCTATAATCCATTGAAAAGACATTAATATCTCCTTGCTAGGCCTCTACCGCCTTGTTGTGCTACTGCATGAATAAAGCTGGGGTCCGCAGCAATCATAGCCTTAAAGCTGGCAGCGTCTACAGCATTGATGTTATAAGTTACATATTGTTCGCCCATCATAGGAGTTACTGTAGCTGGACCGCTGATTAATTCAGGTCCTGATTCTCCAGCAATACCCCATTTACCGGCACCTAGTTGTCCACCATCAGCAAACCATCCACCAAATAGACTACCAACACCGCTGACAATATCATCAAGGAAACTGCCCCCGCCTCCACCACTGCCGCCAAACCAACCTCCAACGGTATCTGCAATATCGCCAAACCAACCGCCTACAGAATCAAAGATTCCGCCTACGGCGCCAGTGATATCATCCCACCAACCGCCGCCACTTTGACCTCCGCCAAAGCCACCACCACTAGTCATTCCGCCGCCACCTCTTCCAAAGCCAACACCTCCACCGGCTACGTCATAGACATAAAGAGGATTGCTAGAACTAGAACCCTTGTTGGCGCCTCCTCCTGAAGGGAACATGCCTTCTAAGCCAAACATTTTACCTATTGAGCCTAATATACTGTCTCCACCACCGCCTAATTGTTCAAACAAACTGGTAATGCCTTTGCGTATACCGCTGCGTAAGAATTCTTCAGCAATACTGCCCAGTAGGCTCTTCCATTCAAACTTACCTGTCTTGACTAAGCCTACAATAGCATCTTCAATGCCTTGCGTAGTTTTCTTAAAGATGTTTTCTGCTGTCTTAGCAGCATTGTTGGCTTCATCAGCATATTCGCGCCATGCTTTGGTCCAACCAGCACCCCAAGTTCTTGACTGTTGATAATTTTCATCAATTAGACGCTTGACATCGCCGAGACCTTGTTTGGCTACTTCAAAATATTTCTTTTCTTCTTCAGCAGTCATAGCCGCTAGTCCTAGACTGCGTCGACGACTGTTTTCTGTTTCAATTTGACTGCGAGCACTTTCTTCAGCGGCACGCATGATATCATAATACTTGCGTTCTGTTTCGCTCATTGTGCTGCGAACCATTTCGGCTTGCAAGTCACGAATTGTTTTGGCGTTGTCTATTCTAGCCTTGTCAGAGAAATCGCTAAGAGCTTTGAGTTGTTTTTCTGTTTCTAATCTTAATTGATTTGACTTGACTAGTTCTTCAACAGCACCAATTTGTTGTTTATAATTTTCAGTAATAGCCTGCAGAGCTTTTTGTATCTCTGGCAGCATTTTTTGATCTTCTGCCTTTTGACTGCGGCTCTTTTCTGCATAAAGATCTGTTAATTTAGCAACTTCATTCAGATAGTTTCTTTCTAAATCAAATTGTGCCTGTTTGACTGCTTTTTGATCTTCAGTTAATCCAATCAATTCACCTTCAAAACGCAAACGACGTTGCAATTCATCATTGCCGCGCATATAACTGTCGACACTTTTTTGCAGTTCAGAAACCATCTTTTGATATGCTTCTGCTCCTGCTTCAACAACTTGACGTCTACGATTTTCTTCATCAGCAGCTTTACCAGCAGCGCCCGCACTTTCTCTAGCAAGTGCAGCTTCTTTTCTTTTAGTTTCTTCTGTCTTATAAGCTATGCCTAAGAAATTAGCAGCCTTAGCAGTGACATTGTCAAACCAAGCACCAAGATCAAAGTTAAACAGTTTCAATAGTGCAGATACCGCTTCATAGACTGTCCAGATAATACCTACAACACCAGCAAATCTGCCCAGCACACTAAGGAAACTGCTGCCTACTAGAATTAATTTTTCAAAACCGCCTAGGGCAATTTTGGTGCCGTCATATACGCCAGTAAAGGCACTCTTCATTGCACTGATATCATTACCAAGAGCCTTAAAGGGTCCATTAGCACTGGTAGCTGCGCCTGCTAAAACATCTTTAAGTTTTATGCCTTCTACTGCAATCGCAGCCATTTCACCTTGTAGGCTCTTAAGAGGACCATTAGCTAATTTAAAGGCAGCAAAAGCACCAGCAGCAATTAAGGCAACTTTGCCTAAATCTACAAGCGCAGTAACAAACTTATTAATTGCATCAGGATTAAGTCCAGCTACAAAATCACTAATAGGTTCTAATGCTTGTAAGACAGCTATCTGTAAAGTATTAAAAGCATTGGCAAAGTTTTGTTCTGCATCAGCAGCAGCCTTAACAGCCGCAGCACTTTGAGCACTCTTGGCAATAAATTTATCTAAGCCATCATTGACGCCTCTTAGGTCAACACTGGCAAAACTTTTACCAAATATTTCTACACTCTTGGCAGTTCTGGTAGCATTGTCACCTGTCTTAGCTAGTCCATCTACAGTTTTACGCAATAAATCTTCTTCACTGAGATTGCCTAAATCTGTAAGACTGATACCTAAATTCTTAAATGTATCTTGTGCTTCTCTATTACCTTCAGCAGCACGACTGATAAATTGTGCAAAACGTCCTATGGCTTGGTTGGCGCCTTCAACACTGCCGCCGTTGGCAGCAACAGCCTGTCCAAAGCCCATGACACTTTTAAGTGCTATACCGCTGGCAGTTGCTACATCATCTAGAGCAGCTGCCATTCGCACACTGCTAGTAACAAATGCACCAATGGCAAATGCACCTAGTATACGTTGGAATCCACTAAATGCGTCTTGAGTTTGTTTTAGGCTATTTTGTAGAGCTCGAAGTCCCTGTATGCCAGGACCACTGTCTACGTCTATGGTATATTTTACGTCAGCCATGCTTATTTCCTTATAATCTTATCTAGGCGAGCTTCGATATATTTACTGGTTGGCTCAGTCATACCATTTGGTGCCTGTTTACTCCAACCAGTATCTAATCTTTCTGCATAAGGATAGTTGGCTTGTATTTCATTTTTGCTTAGTCTAGTCTTACGACGTGCATTACCGGTTCGTTTGGGAGTTGCCTTAACAAAAAAGTTATAGGCTTCAGCAGGCAATTTATCTAATTCGCTTTGCATACGCCTTAGACTAGCTGTCATACCATCGTTGACTAATCGTAATTTCATTTTCGCTCCTTCGCTCGCTTCATCATTGCCAACATCTGTTCTTGTGTGAGTTTTGGTGCTGGAGGTGCTGTGCCTTTACGTTTGGCTTCTTCACGCTCACGTTGTCTACGCTGCCATCGTAAGACAGCTTCCATAACTAACACGTCCAGTGTGTCTGCACGCTGAATTATCTCACTAGGTAGCAGCTTGTATCTATGAGCTAGACTATCTAGCATGATGACTCTCCTAAGATCCGGCGAGTCATCATCAGTTAATTCAGCGTTTAGGACTTTCCCAAACCTTCAACTACCTTGGTAATAACACGCATCATAACTTTGGTAGGCAAACTGGTATCACCTGTAATAATTTCCTTGCCATGCTCGTCTAACACTAGACTCTTTACACTTTCTATAACACTGGCAGGATT